GTTCGCATGACCGCCAAGGCCAAGGTCGATCTGACGGCGGGGAATCTGATCACGACGACCGAGACGGGCACAAACCTGTCGTGGGGCAGCGTTACGCTGACCGGGGGCGGCTCACACGCTCTTTCTGGGGTAAGTATGCCCGACGGGCTGCCCCCGCTCGCTGTCGGCACTCTGAAGAGCTTCATCGTGATCGCCGTCGCGAAATCTGATCGGTTTTACTTCCTCACCCCCGGCCAGTTGGTCATTGACCCCTTGAATTTCGCCACGGCTGAAAGCCAGCCGGATGATGTGGTCGATCTGGTGATCGTGGGGGACAGTGCATGGTTCATCGGGCAGGGTTCAACAGAAGTCTGGTATGCCACAGGCAGCGCCTCTGCTCCGTTCTCGCCTGCCAACGGGCGCGTGTTTGATCAGGGCGCGATTGAAGGCACAGTCGTCAACGTCAAGGGGACACCATTTCTTGTCGGCTCGGATTTTGTTGTGTATGCTGTCAGCGGGGGTCCGCGCAGGGTGTCCAGTCATGGGGTCGAAGAGATGATCCGCAAGACCATTGGAGCAGAGTGATGACGATCATCTATGCCAACAGCATTGACCACTATGGCCCGCAGGCAGGCACGAGAGTGACCACTTCATCCCCGCAAAAAGTCAAGTGGCATATCGGAAGCGACGTCCTGCTGGGGGACGGCTGGGCAAATACGCCGGAGACGGGCGCTATTGCGAGCGGTGGGTTTTTTCCAACCGGGCTATACAGTATCTCGAAACCAGCATGGGGCGCGCGGTCGGGCGATTTCGCACTTGTCGCGGATAGTGCGGACCTTGGTGCCATCACTACTGAATATTTTCGGCAGGGCGGGGAAGCCGCGTCCCTGACGATACCGGGGGCCAGCCTGACTACCCGTCTTCTGCACTTCGCGTTCGGCATGTCTGACTTGCCACCGAAGTTGGGGCAGACTGGGTTCATCTTCAACTTTTCGTCGATCTGGGGGCTTCGCGGCACTCTCGGAGTCACCGAGGAAGGGCGGCTCATCCTCTATGACGGCGGAAAACTCCGTCAAACCCAATTTGGTGTGACAGACATCCCGAACATCATGCTGATCTCGGCAGCCCCTGTCATTTCTGCCAACACGTGGCATTTCTTCAGCATCAAGCTCACGACGAATCTCACCGACACTGTGGACATTCAGGTCTATCTCGGTGACATCCTTCCGGAGAATCTTGTCCTCACTGGGACGGGCTTGGTGATGCCTTCTTACACGCTAGAGGGCACCCAATGGGTGGCGTCCTCCCTCAATAGTGGGGGAGATATTGTCTCATATGGGTTTTTGCCAGCATCTTTTACGCGGATCGGCAATGTAGGCGGAGAGGCCACGAAGCGCGCTGTTCGGGACATCGTTCTTGTGGACGAGGCCGGGGCGTTCAACAATGACCTGCTCGGGCAGGTGTTCGTGTCGGCGCAGGAGATGCGCGCCGAGGCCGCTGGTGGCGGCTGGCAGGTCAATCCGCGCCAGAACATCGACGATGGCATTCTCGACAGCATCACCAACCGCACGGGGTTGCGCGCCACGGACGCGGCGTCTCTTGAGTTGGGGGCGGGGGACTTCACGGTTGAATCCTTCATCCGGTTCCACACGCTCCAGCCCGAGATGGACATCTTCTCGAAGTGGCGCACGAACGACAACAATCGGTCTTACCGGCTCGCCTACTTTGGCTCTGACAACACGATCCGCTGGCAGGTCTCGACAGACGGGATCAACGTGACCACGATCAAGGTGTTGCCGTGGACCCCGCAGCTTGACCACTGGCACCATATCGCGGTGACGCGCGCGGCGGGCCAGACCATGCTGTTCATCGACGGCTTCCAACTTGGGGTGCCCGTTGCGGACGCGAATACCTACTTCGGCAGCCTCGCGCCACTGGGCATCGCCGCCCGGTTTGACGGCACTTCGACGCTTGTCACGACCTCTGTGTTCGACGGCTGGCTTGACGAGACGCGGCTCACGGTCGGCGTGGCGCGCTATACCGCAGATTTCACCCCCGCGACCACCAAGTTTGGCCGCAACGCGACCGACGATCCTTCATTTGCCAGCGTGGCGTTGCTGCTGGGCTACGACAGTCTTTCGCTGGCCGACGAGTCCTCTTTCGGGCGTGTCATGGCCACCACTGCCCCGGCGATCCTGGCTATAATCCCTGACGACGGAACGGATTCCTTCAGCGTGATGAATGCCCGCCCGCCCATTGACGACACCTACATCGAAGCACCCCAGACTTTCGCGGAAGGAATCTTCACTTTCGAGGCAGTCCCGCTCGTTGGAGAGACGATGACGATTGGCGCGCAGACTTACACCTGGGCCAGCCCGGTCGGTGCGGCGAACACGGTCCTCGTTGGCACGACGATCAGCGACAGCATCGACAACATCATCGCTGCGGTCAACGGCGAGCCGGGTGAGGGCACCCTCTACGGGACAGGCACCCTCCCCAACACCTCGGCAGCGGCCAGCCCGTTTGTCTCACCGCAGTTTCTTTTCCGCGCCGTCGCTACCGGCGCAGCCGGGAATTCGGTGGCTACCACGGAGACTATGGCCAACGGCTTTTTCCGCGACACCACGCTCACCGGCGGGCAGGACATCCCGGCACCAAGCGCCTTCGCAATCGAGCGCCTGCCAAACGACGTGACGGGTGTGCTGGCTATTCAGGTGACAACGCGGCACTCCAAGACCGACGCGGGGTCGGCCACCGTCAAGACCAACCTGATTGGCCCGGCAGGAGCCGTCGCGCCGGGTGATCCCAAGTCACCGGACCTCAATCCGTCATGGGCGCGCATGATCTTCGAGCAAGACCCCGACACTGCGGCGAACATCACCCCCTCCACGCTAATTCGCGGGCGGATTCAGTTTGAGAGGTCCGCGTGACCCGTGACCGAGATATTCCAGAGCGTCCGGGCGTTCAATTCCGCGCTACAGGCCGTTCGGTCGAGCGCCGGAGCAACGGTGCGGCAACATGGGGTTGTTGTTCAGGCGGTCACGCGCGGCACGGCAACGGTGGTGCGCGTTCCGAGCGCGACGGTGCAGATCGTTTCGCAGTCGGCAGTAACGCGGGTCAAGGTTGCACAGTCGTTCGTGCAGGCCATCCGCAGAGGGAGTCTTGGTGCCGTGGTGCGTGAAGCCCTCGCCACAGTTCAGGTGGTCTACACTACGGGTATCCCGGAGAGTGCACGGGCGCGGGCCTGGGCTTTCGATTTTGACGGCCACACGTTCTATGCGCTTGATCTCGGGGTGAGCGGCACACTGGTCTATGACATCACGACCGGGCAGTGGTCTCGCTTCGTCACAGCGGGCCACGACGGGCACTGGGACATGAAGAACGGGTTCCACTGGCGGTCCGGGGGCATGGTCGTAGGGGGACACGCGGCGTCCCCGGCATTGCAGCGCCTTGATGAGGGCTCGTTTTTCGATGAGGGCTGGCGCCCGGTTGAATACGAAGTTCGCGGAGCTTTGCCAGTCAACGGCAAGGACTTCCGCCGGCAGTATTCCTTGCGGCTGGTCGGATCGGCTGGTCTGACAGCCGGCGACATCACTCCGGTCTTGAAGATGCAGTTCTCTGATGACCAAGGCGCGTCGTGGAGCGCGGAGCACACTGTCGAATTGAAGCAGGACACCCGGCAGCGCATCGAGTTCCGCTCACTGGGGGCCTTCACCGCGCCCGGTCGGATTTTCCGCCTTTACAGCGAGGGGGGCATCAAGTTTATTGCCTACGTCGAGGCTGACATCGGAGGGGAAAATGGCAGTATCCCCGCTTAATTCACGCATTCCGATTGTGACGTCCGAAGGCATCCCGACACCAGAGTTCCAGCGCCAGTGGCAGGATCAGCGGGGCACAAACTCCACAATCCCAATTCTCGACACAAGCGCGCAGATCAGCGGGTTGCTGGACAAGATCGGGGGCGGCGTTCAGGGCGCGGTTCTTTACCGTGGCACTTCGCAATGGGCAGCCCTGCCTCCGGGTAGCACAAACGCCCTGCTCGCTACCCAAGGCGCTGGTGCTGATCCCGTATGGGCCGCCGTAGGCACTGTGCTGGACGCTCTGGGGGGGTCTGCTCAGGGTGCTGTCCTATACCGGGGTGCTACAGGATGGGCGCTCCTGCCTCCGGATACGGGCGGGAAAGTGCTAACTACCCAAGGGGCGGGGGCAGACCCGGCGTGGGTAGAGCCTGCGGGGGCTTTTGTTGTGGATGGCAATGACATCGAAGGCGAAGGTGGCCTGCTCTTTGTCGATATGGAGGCTTTCTGATGGCTGTCGGCATGATCTTCACTTTCCGGCGCAAGACGGCGGCGGCATGGACTGCGGCCAACCCCGTTCTTCTGTCCGGGGAACTCGGGCTTGAGACGGATACCTGGTCTTTCAAATTCGGGGATGGCGTGACCGCTTGGGCGACCTTGCCGTATGCCGCGGCTGGCTCATCCGCGTGGGGGTCGATCACTGGCACTCTGGGAAATCAGACGGACCTCGCTGCGGTGTTGGCGGGAAAGCAGCCACTTGATTCCGATCTGACCACAATCGCGGGGCTTGCGGTTGTCAACGACAACTT